CAGACATAAACGAGCAACAAAGAATTATCTGGATGGATAAATATTATCAAATAGAGAATGTCCAGATAAGTGAAGATAATTTGTATTTACACCTATTTTGTTCATTTGCTCAAAACTATGTGTAATGTTTATATCACAGACAAAGTTAAATAGGTTAAAAAGATTAGAGGGTAAGACTAATAAAAAAGGTCAGCCTTTAGCTATATCTAATTTTGCAGAATCTGTTATTGAACTTGATAACATTATGCAGCAAATTACCATTACAAAAAGAAAAGAAATAGTAAAACAAGCAGAGCCTATTGCACTTGCTGCATATAAAAATCTTGTTCCTAAATCAAATAAGCCGCATAAATTTTATATAAAAGGAAAAGGTTTAAGGTATAATATTATGCCAGGTAACTTGCAGCGTTCTATACAAATAGTTAGCGAGGTACAAAATTTTAAATACCTTACTTCTGCTATTGGGCCATTATATAAAGATGCAGGCAAAGGTGTTACATTAGGAAGTGAATCAAAAACAGATGGTTTTTACGCCCACATGGTTTACGGTAACACTAAAGCATGGGTTAAGAGAGTAAAAAATAAAGCTGAAAGAGCAAGTCAAATGGCAGTAATAGATAAAATGTCAGGCGAGGCTCTTAAAATGGCTAAACAATATCCTCGTAAATTCTGGGAGTTATGATAGGGAAAGTAATATACGGGAGATTAACGACTGACGCAGCTGTGACTGGTATTTGTGGACTTAAAATCTATCCGGACATTGCTCCACAAAATGTACAATATCCTTTTGTAGTATATACTATTACAAATTCTATTCCAGTAGATTATAAGGATGGTCAAAGTAACTTAGAAGAAATAAATATACAAATTGATGTATATACTAATAATTACGAAACTACACAGACACTTGCAAACAATGTGCGCAATAGGTTGGATAGATTTGTAGGCACAGTAAATGGTATTTCTGTACAAACAATAAAATACATAAGCTCCGATAGTCAAGTCTATAATGCTGATTTGAATGTATATTGGATGAGTGTTGATTTTATGGCAAATATGAAACGATGAAATTAAGACTACTAAAAGAATGGAATGGAAAAGCACCAGGTAAAGTAGGTGTATTTCTATCGGAATATGGCGAACAAATGATTAAAGATGGGATTGCAGAACTACTTGACGAAGACTTTGTTGTTGAACAAATGCCAAAGAAAGAAGAGGTTAAGCAAGATCCAGTCTATATTCCTATTCCAGTGCCTAACTCATATTTTAATGAAGAGGCAGATGAAGAAGCAATTAATAAACCAAAAAATAAATAAACATGGCAACTACTGGCATAATTAATGGTACGTTGATGCGCTTATACAAGGATAGCACTGCTATCGGTTACGCAACTTCTTGCCAAATGAATATCTCCGCAGCTATGCGTGAAATCTTGACAAAGGATTCCGCAGCAGGTGGATGGAGGGAAGTAAAGAAAGGTCAGCTTTCTGGCACATTGTCCACTGAGGCATTGTATGCAGGACCTGGCGATTCTTCTACCAATTACCTATTTGATGATCTCTTTACCGATTTAATTAGCGGTACTGCATTGACTATTAAATTTACAACAGATGTACAAGGCGACAATGTCTTTACAATGAGTGCTATTTGTACATCATTAGACTTGAACGCAGGTGTGGAAGAAAATACAAGCTATTCAGCATCCTTTGAGGTGACTGGTGCAATTACAAAGACAGTTAAAGCATAATAAAAATTACCTAACATGAAAACAATAGTAATTGCCAACACGACTATCCCGATTAAATTTGGGATGTTCGTGTTAGGTACATTTCTAAGGGAGAGGAAACTTAAATTAAGTGACCTTTCCCTTTTAGGAGAAGATCTCTTACTTGCCCTTGAACTTGCTTTTACCGGTGTTGAACATGGTTACAAAGCCAAAGGAGAGAAATGCCCCTACACTTTGCAATCCTTCTGCGACCTGGTAGACACAGACATGGGTGGTATAACGCGCATCATGGAGATGATATCAAATGAGATTTCACCACCAGAAGATGAGAGCCAAAAAAACGTAGTGGCGAAGGAGGAGAACTCACTCTTGAATACATCGAGCGCTTTTGTTTCGGAGTTTTAAGATTTCCTCCTTCGCAATATTACGACATGAGTTTTAGAGAGGTAGTTATAGCCATGCAAGGTTATAATAACCAATTTGAACAACAGGAGCAAACAGAGTGGGAACGTATTAGATGGCAGACAACACTTTTACTAAATGTTCACACAGCAAAAGGTAAAAGTTTAAAGCCAAAAGATTTGATAGAGTTTCCATGGGAGAATCCGATAAAAAAAGAAACTAACAGAAGTTTGACAAATAACGACAAGTCAATATTTGACAAATGGGATAAAGAAGCATAATGGCAATAGGTAAACTACTTTTAAAACTTGGCATTGATACTACTAACCTTGACAAGGAGTTAGGTAAAGTAGAAAAGTCTATGACAAAGTTTGGACAAAATATGTCAAATCTTGGCTCTACCTTAACTCAGTCATTGACATTACCTATTATTGGTGTTGGCGCTGCTGCTCTGAAATCCTTTGCTGACATGGAAAAGTTAGAGAATGGATTAATAGCCATTATGGGAAGTAGCGAGGATGCGGCTGTTGAGATGGAGAAGCTCCGTAAAGTTGCCGAAAATCCTGGCTTGGCTCTTCCCGAAGTTGTTAAAGCCTCTGCCTCTTTACAAAGTGTTGGCATGAATGCCGATGCTGCAAGGGAAACTATAACACAGTTTGGCAATGCCGTAGCCAGGGCAGGAGGAGGAGCAGAACAATTTGATGGAGTAGTATTGGCACTGTCACAGATAAGCGCGGTAGGTAAAGTTACACAGGAAGATCTTAATCAGATAAAAGAAAGGCTGCCAGAGTTTGCCAGAGTAATGAAGGAGGAGTTTGGTGTGGTCACTGCCGAAGGAATTAGAGAACTTGGAATAAGTAGTGAGGAATTTATACAAAGGTCTGTTGGTGCATTAGGTAATTTAGAAAGAGCCAATGGAGGATTAGCTAATACTTTTAATAATTTAAAAGATAACGTAGGTGCATCATTAGCAGAGTTAGGCAAAGCAATAAATGAGACATTAAATTTAGAGGCAGTTGCCGCAGCATTGAGCGCAGGATTGCAAAGATTAGTAGATGGTTTTAAGTCACTTAATCCGGAGACACAAGGTTTTATTGTCAAGGCTGGTTTACTTGTCGCAGCAATAGGGCCTGCAATATTTATAGTAGGTAAATTAATTACCACTTTTGGTGCATTGATAGGTACTACTCGTTTAATAATGGATACTGTTAAAAAATTATCTACGGTGATAACTGGTGCCTTTGCTAAAATACTTGCTAATCCTGCTATACTTGGCGTTACTTTAGCCATTGCTGCTGTTGGTGCTATTGCCTTATATGTTTATGATAACTGGCAAGCATTTAGTGATAGATTTAAAAATATTTGGATAAATATAAAGAACTCCGTAATGCAAGGAGTTACTTTTGTGTTAGGTAAATTAGATAGTTTACAAAAAGCATTAGGATTAAATTTGTTTGATTTGTCTGGTATGACAAAATACCAGGAAGAACAAAGAGTAGTTGCAGCGGAGTTTAAAACAATAGGAGAAACAGTTGATAGCCTTAAAGGCAAGTTTAAAAGCTTATTCATGGCTGCACCTGGCAAAGGTGGAGCAGGCGGAGGTGGAACAGAAGGAACAGGGCCATTAGTCTTTGGTGATGGTGGGGCACCAACAGGAGGAGTTACTGGTGGCGGTGCAGGAGTTAAAGGTGCATTAGCTACTCCAATAGATACTGTAAATTTATTACCTACATTAGATTTGCTACCAGATAAATTAGAAAGTATATCAGCTGCAAATGAAAGATTAAAACAAACAAATGAAGATGTAGCTAAATCATTTAATAATATTGCACCTACGGCAAAAAGTGCTTATGATATGTTAGGTGATGGTCAAAAAATAATTGCTAATAGTATATTAAGTTTTGGTGAATTAGCTGCAAGTGGATTTGAAAGTATGAAAGAACTTGCTGCTGCTGTAAGGAAAAGTATTGCTGACATTATTGCTAATTTTATTAGAATGTATGTAGCAAAAGCATTAGCATCTGTACCATTATCTCCTTTTATGGTTGCTATTGCTCCTGCTATTGCTGCTGCTGCTGGAGGTGTAGCAAAGTCATTAATAATGAAGATTGGCGCTCCTAAATTAGCTGAAGGCGGTCTTGCCTACGGCCCAACCATGGCAACAGTGGGAGACAATAGAAACGCTCGTGTTGATCCAGAAGTAATTGCACCTTTATCAAAGTTAAAATCAATGATGGGAGATATGGGAGTAGGTGGCACATTGGAGACAAGGATAAGCGGTAATGATTTGATTATATTGTTAAATAGGTCACAGAAAGGTCTTAACAGAGTACAATAATGGCAGCAAGGTTTCAAACAACGGTATATAACGAGAAAGGCAGGAAAATAGTAGTTGCTATTAAAGACAAGGTCTTTTCCGGTATGACTTATGATTTTGATACCATTGGTTTGCAGCTGCAATACGACAGTGAAAGTCAGCAAGGGCAGGAAAGATTTACACCTATCATTGGCTCACGTTGTTCATTGTCTTTACTAATAAATAATAATGATCTCCAGACACTTCTCCTTGACATCGGCTTGGCAGTTGAGGGTAGGTTTACGATGGAACTTACAGCGTATGAGGATGATAATACTACTGTATCATTTAAATGGTATGGCTATATAGTTACCGATTTAGTAGAATTTGAGGATGTGCCTTTGTCATTAGGTTACCAGGCACAAATATCTGCAATAGATGGCTTAGGATGGTTAAAGACATTGGATTATAAAAGCGCAGTTGGTCCTTACAATGGACAAGACACAGTTGTACAACATATTTTAAATTGCCTTAATCAGTTGGATTTTGTACAAGAGAATCTTGTGGCAAATAGTTTGCCGGTGTTACATACCATTTTTAATTGGCATGAAAGCACAATTACATACAGTGCTAATAATGATTTTGCTTTAAGAACTGCAATTCAACATAGAGCATTTTATCACAAGGATACTAAAGGTAATTTTACCTACCAAAGTTGCTATGATGTTTTAAAAAAGATATGCCAGGCACTTGGCGCAAGACTTTTATTTTCTGGCAGTCAGTATTGGTTTATTCAAATAAATCAATATGCTAATAATCCTGCATCACTACGTTATTTTAAATATAGTGCTTTAGGTGTTCAAACATCTGGCACTTTTACAGATGACTTTACTTTGTCTAATATACAAGGCAATTTAGGAAGTAGTGATTTAATGAGATTAAGCGGAGGCAAATGGACATACTATTCTGCTTTAAAAAATGCATTAGTAAGATACAATCATAATGCTAAAAGAAATTTAATGCCTGGTGTAGTTTATAACTACATTACTAATTCTGATCCAGTTATCGTTAGAACAGATACTTTAGATAGTACAAATAATGAGGCTAAATTAAGCTATACAGGAATTTTATATCAAAGGTCTATTTGGTCAACTGGTGGCGGTTTTGTTCCTCACATCTTTGTCTATGCGGTAAAGGTTGCATCTATTATAGATTACATTCCATTGATGGGATTTAATGTTTTGCAAACATGGACACTTGGAACTGGATGGCAGATATTAAATGGGAATTTATTTGCAACAGCTGTTACAGGTGTAGTTGAATGGACAGGCAGTGCAGTAGTAGCTAATAAATATTATTATGTCAATATTAAAGTTGATGTACTTACACAAGGTGAATTAAGATTACGCATCGGAGGAGTAACTAAAACAATAACATCTGCTGGTGATTATGAGTATAAAATATACACAACAAATACAGATGCATTTAAATTAGATTCAATATCAACTCCAAAATTCACAGGCACAATTACGCAATTACAAGTTAAAAAGGAAAGTAAATATTTAAAGAGACCTGTTACTTTTACTAATGGTTTTAATTATCAGTTAGGTGCAGCAAGTTGGGAAAATAGTTTTTATGAATGGGAATTTGTTACAGATATTATAAACTTAGATGGCACTGAAATAAATAATAAAACAATATCATTTGACACTTTAGCTATTCCAGAAACAGGAGAGTATGTTTGGGAAATGCGTCTAAAAGAGATTAGAGATGAAAGTGGTACAGATATTAAAGCAGATTACACCATAGAATATTATTTGACTAATAATTATTTAGAATTTTTGCCAGATGGCACAATCCAAGGACAATCAGATCTAAAAGAATTTGCAAGTGATAATGATGATAAATCTTCTGTTGTTTGCAACCTTGACACATACCTTGGCGATGGCCCTTCTACTACTACAACTGGTGGATTAAGAATATTAAACGCTTCAAGTATTTATATACCATCTACATCATGGAAAATAGCTAATATTGGTACTGCTAAAAATGTAAGTCAATTATTAGTAAATGAGATAATTAGAGGTCAGCTTACACCAAAGCTGCGCATGGTAGATATGCCATTCCAAAATCTATCAGTTGACAATCCATACCTTCCTCACAAGGTTATAGAATATTCATCAGGATATTACGTTTTTGAAAGAGGATCATTTGATTTAAAAACAGAGATATGGCAAGGTGATTACTTTAAAATAGAACTTGATGCCTAACTACACAGAACGCACAGTATTATCAAAGCCTCGTGACTTTGACCAGGTGGCAAACAATGCCGGTAGTGGTGGAGTGGTAAACAACAATGTCACAGAAACGATAAACAATGTGACTGTCACTGGTTCTGATATCGCTATTTTTAATCAAGAATTTCTTGATACTACTTCTAATATTTTGACCTGGACACAGAATAGCGGAAAGTTACCTACAACAAATTTAAACGCATCTATTCACGTTTACCAAAATGGGCAAAAATTAATAGAAAGTCAATATTTAATAACTGCACCTGCGACTATTACAATAGATAGTAACACGCATTACGACGGTAGTAATTATATTGTATTTGCAATAAATATAAACTAATGGAAGAGATAAAACCAAAGAAGAAAAAAAGATTTTTAAAAGCCGTTGGCAATGTTGCAGGAATTTTAATACAGGAATTTGTATTAGGATTAGGCAGAAAATTTATAAGTAAAAAAATAGATAAAATTGGCAACAAACGCCAGGCTCTTCTTATTTTTTTAGCCTTGTTCTGTAATATTGCTTTTGCGGCAATTGACAGTATTCCTTATCCCATTACCACCAATAAGCAGCGATTAGGCTGGCAGACGACTGGAAATGGCCTTGTTTACCGTGGGCGTGCATCCGACACTATTACAAAACCAAGTAATTACGCAAATAAAGATATTAAAGCTTATTTTTTAGTTGATACGGTGAACAATGTAATGTACAGCTACATTGCTTCAAAAGGTGGCTGGAAATTTAATAATAGCGATACGGTTATAATACAAGGCGCAACAATGCCTTTTGATTCCATTACTTTCAACACGGCAAAGGATGGCACTGTGGGAGTGGGAGAGGTAGAATATAATGATACACAAGGTTCTTTGATACAAGGGTTAAAAGGAGGTAATGTTACAAATGTTATAGGGCAGCAGTTACACCAAAGAGTAAATAATCGCACTGGAGCAACACTTAATAAAGGTGATGTTGTTTATTTATCTGGTAGCCAGGGCAACAGAATAACAGTTGCAAAAGCACTTGCCACAAGTGATCCGACATCGGCCAATACTTTTGGCATTGTTGCAGAAAGCATAGCTGATAATGCAAGTGGCTATGTTATAACTGAAGGATTAATTACTGGTTTAAATACTTCGGCACTTATTCAGGATAGTGCCGTTTATTTGTCAGGCACCACAGCAGGAGCATTGACATCTACAAAGCCACAAGCACCAATTCACGGTGTATATATTGGCGTTTGTGTAAAAAGTAATGCTGGTAGTGGAGAAATATTTGTAAAAATAAGGAATGGTCAGGAATTGGATGAGCTTCACGATGTGCAAATTTCTTCACCATTTGACAAGGCTTCTTTATATTATAAAAGTGATGAGGGACTTTGGCGAGATACAACGGCTGCACTTTTAGTAAGTGATACTGCTTCGATGCTTACAAATTATGCAAGAAAAGGTACAGGAGGCACTGTTACCTCTGTTGGTGGCACTGGCACAGTAAATGGTATTACCTTGACAGGCACAGTCACTTCTTCTGGCAATCTAACACTTGGTGGCACATTGTCAGGTGTTTCTCTTTCCTCCCAGGTTACAGGCACTCTGCCTATTGCAAACGGTGGTACAGGTGCAACAACACAATCAGCTGCAAGGACTGCGTTAGGTGCAACAGTAAGAGGTGCAAATACTTTTCTTTTGACAGATATTAATGCTATTTCATTCCTTCGCTACAATGCTGACAACACGGTAAGCCAAAGAGCAGCTGATGGAATGAGAAGTGATTTAGGAGGCACAACTATTGGACAGTCAATGTTTACATTAACTAATCCTTCTGCAGTTACATTTCCAAGGTTTAACGCTGATAACACAGTAAGTTCATTAAGTGCTACTGATTTTAGAACTGCTATTGGAGCAGGTACAGGTAATGGAAATGGAACAGTTACAAATGTAACGGGAACATTGCCTATATCAGTTGCCAATGGAACTACTACACCATCTATAACAATAGCCAATGCTTCGACAACTGCCAGCGGTGTTGTGACAACTGGAACACAAAGTATGGCAGGAAATAAAACTTTTACAGGTGATCTTGCTACAAGTGGTGCATTTAGCGCAACAGGATTTAGCACATTAACAGGAGGAGCAAGTATTGGAACAATGGCGACTACATCAAGTTTAACTCATGTACTTGGTGTAAATAGTAGTAATGCGATTGGTGAGGTTACATTGGGAAATTTGTCTATAAGTTCAGGAACATTAAATGTAAATGTTTCGGATGGAATTAAAACATCAAGCGGAACTGTTGCACTTGATGTGTTTAGGACAATTACTGTTGGTACTGATTTCCCAAACACAAGTGCTCAATCATCAAGTGATATTACAGCTACAGTTACAGGTGCAGTAGCAGGTCAACCTGTATGGTTAGGAGTTCCAAATTCTGCAGTATCTGCAAATACATCATATTCTGCCTGGGTTAGTGCATCAAATACAGTAACCATTAGATTTAATAATTATTCCTCTGCTTCGGTAAATCCAAGTAGTGGAAGTTTTTATGTTGTAGTAATTAATTTGTAATATGAAATCAATCATTCTCAACTTACTAAAACAAGGCTATGATTTCTTTGCCGTGGCATTAACGACTGGCTTTATCTTTTCCTTCTTCTTTCCGATTAAACATTTTTTGCTATTTACCATTGCCGTTGTCATAGCTGACACAATTACGGGAATAAAGGCAGCAAGGAAGGAAGGCAAGGCTATCACAAGCAAAGGACTATATAGGACAACGGAAAAGATAGTCGTATATTTTACCTCAATCATGATATTTCACGGTGCGCAGTTGACCTTTAATATTCCAATACCTATCGTATACATGGTAAGTTCAATCATTGCTGGTACTGAATTATTTAGTATTGCTGAGAATGTTAAGCGAATAACAGGAGTAAATCTTGGAACAATAATAATTAGATTTTTTCGTCGTTAAAACAAATAAACATGGAAACAAATTTTAAAGAGGTTTTAAAATCAGCTGACACAGTAAAATCACCATTGGGTGACATTAGTTGTTACGCTTTTAATTTTGCTGAATTAGCACAAGATGTCAATGTTTTATTAACCGATAATAAGGTGAAATTCACATGGCGCGAATACATTAAACTTGCCCAAATAATTTGGGATAAAATTAAAGAAACAAGCCGTGAGTGTGCCAAAAAAGAGATTTCTGTGAGTTTACCTCCCAAATTTTCTTTGATTTCTGCAGCTTTTGCCCTTATCGGATTTAAGTTATAGGCGCAGCAGGAATCGCTACCTTAGTGCCGGGGGGAGTAGATTGTTGTCTATTCCCCTTTAAAATAAATAAACTATGCTACAAAAGATTTTCCCAAATACTTATCAATTTCAAGACTTTCAAGTTTACAAAAAGGATAGGTATTTTTTACTGATATCCGATGTACACCTTGACAGTATTCATTGTGACAGAGATAAGTTAAAACAACATCTTGATTTAGCTTTGGAAAGAAATGCACCAGTATTTATCTTTGGTGATTTACTTGACCTAATGCAAGGTAAATATGATCCGCGAAGTAATAAAGCAGATCTTAATCCAAAGTATAATTCAGCAAGATACATTGACGATGTAATTAAAGATGTTGTAGAATTTCTTATACCTTACAAATCTATTTTAGCTTTCTATTCTCCTGGCAACCATGAAACAAGCGTTGAAAAGCGCATTGAATATGGTATAGTAGATAAGATATGCGAAAAGTTAGAAATGACACAAGGCAATTATTCTGGTTATATTTATTGTAGAATGTTTGCTTACCTTGATGATGGTTCTAAAGCCGCAGTAATTATGGCATATCATCACGGATATGGTGGTGGTGGGCCAGTAACTAAAGATGTTATACAGACAAATAGAAGAGCAGTATATCTGCCAGATGCCAACATTGTTATTAGTGGACATACACATGACAGATGGATTGTTCCTGTGACAAGGAATCGCATAAATCGATACGGTGAAAGTGTTGACCAGCAATGGCACATCAAGACAGGCACCTACCAAAATGCACCTATTAATTTCAATGGTTATGCTGTTGAAAAAGGTTTGTCTCCAAAAGCAGGAGCTGGAATTTGGATGAAATACACGATGGATACGGATAAAAAATTAATTTACAACTTTCAATTTGCAGAATGAAACCAAACGAATTTTTAATATGCCTTGATGCCGGGCATGGTGGCATTGGCAAGGGTACAGGTCCTGAAAAATATGTCACCTATCCATCAAAGTGTTATCAGCACAGAGTAGGTAAGTTTCATTCCTATGGCTGGTTTTTTGAGGGAGTGTTTAATCGCTCATTAGCCAACTATTTAGAGCAATACCTTATTGATTATGGCTTTCAAGTAAAAAAGATTTATGAGCCAGTTATAGACACATCTTTAAATAAACGCTGCCAACTGGCCAACTCCTACGCTTCTATGTCTCAGCACTCCATCTTAGTATCCATTCATGGCAATGCTGCAACTCCGACTGCCAGAGGATGGGAGATATTTACATCACCAGGACAAACTAAATCGGATCTCCTTGCAACTTGCATAGGTGACCAAGTGCGTACTGCCACTCCTGGCTGGGTGCATAGAGCAGATTATATTGATGGTGATTTGGACAGAGAGGCAAGGTTTACGATGCTTACTGGGATAACAATGCCAGCAGTATTATCTGAAAATGGTTTCTTTACTAATTACAATGATGCTTGCCTAATGATTGATAATAGTTGGCAGCAAAGCATTGCAAAGGCTCATGCAAAAGGAATATTAGATTATGCAGTGCAACAAGGTGTGGTTTGGGAATAAAAAAAGGCGCAAGTATTACTCCTGCGCCTCAAAACACCTTTTTAAACACTCACAAACATTAATTAACAACTATCTTAACCATTATTTTATTCAATAATCTAACTGCCGATTCTTTTACATCTTCCTTTTCACTATTCATTTTTGTTATCTGCCATAGCAAAGATACCATTCTTTCTGGATTCATGTATTCATAATAGCTTCTATTATTTTCATCCAGGCTATTATAAAAAGATACAAGCGTAGCTGCTGAAGATACAACATTGTTTGTCTTAATTGGTTTAGGATATTTTGTTAACATAGCTTCACAAAGTGCTATTTGCTTTTTATCTAAACCATAATTTTTAGTTGCAATTTGTTCCAATTTTTAAAAGTGATAGTTTTGTTTTTTCTTGTTTCATTCTTTGCTCAATAATTCCCATAAACCATTTATCTTGGTGTCTGCGATTTTTCATTGATTCTGCAAAATAAATTTGTTGTAGATTATGTATTCTTTTTCTAATTACTTTTTCCTGTATCATTTGAAATAGGCTTTTGCAATCAACGCTAATTGAAATGCGTCAATTTCATCTTGAGATAATTTTTTATTTCCGGTCAATTCAAGCTTCATCCCTTTAATTACAGACATAGCATAATCCAATGTCCATTTGCTTCCTTTGTCTTGTGGTGATATTCCTTTTACCTTGTGTCCGTACAATTCTAACCAATCAATCGTAAATCGGCTTGCGCCTTGGTTCATGCCTACATTGCGGCTTATTTTCGTTCGTGATCTGCCATCTACATATTTTCTAAAGGTAATATTTTGTAGGGATGAATCCTCCACCACCACCACTATATCAGTTGCCCAGGTTAGTGCATCTTTTGCCCAGTCAGCAAGTTTTTTATATTTGCCAAAATAGACTTTATTCTCATCAATAATACATACTGCAAAACCGTTAAGCCTCATTGAAGGATCAATCCCTACATATTTTTTTACCATTGTACTTTCTTTTTTATAAAGTTTTTTCTCGTGTACCTGACAAGAAATTTTAACAAGTCAACGTAATCCATAGTCTTACCTTTATATGACCACAATTTCGTCTTTTTATTGTACTTTATAGTTTGCGTACCATAGGTCATAAATAAATCATTATCACTTACAGGTAATGTATAGCCATCCCAAAAGTTCCAGGAAGATAAGAAATCAGTTGTAATAGTGTCAATGTAATGCTTATCCTCGTGTCTATCGTAGTAAGTTCTCTCTAATTTATCTCCTCCTATCTTTTCAACGCTCATCCAGTTAAATGCCATGAAATGGTTGCTTTGTGCTGGTAATAAATAAACGGCAAACATAAAGCAAACGGCCATTGTAAATTTAATCGGCTGAGTGCTGCTGATGTTTGTTGTAGTGGTTTCCCTTACAACTCTCCTTCTCCTTTGTTTTGGCTCTTTTACACCAATGCCATAAGCTTCTATTCCTTTCTCAATGAATTGTATTTCTAATACATAGCCAAAGCAGATTATTGCTCCAATAAAGAAAAACATTGCGTAAAACTCGGCACCAGTGCTTTGCCCTTGGATACTAAACCATAACTCTAACAATGCTATGACTGTGGCAATGGCTGCAACACGCGGAGGATATTTACTGCGCTTGTCGGATGGGTTAAGGAAATCAATAAATACAACGGCAAATCTGCCAAACTGTAGCATGAGTGATGCTGGAATGGAAAGCATTAAAGGCAAAGGTAAAAAGTACACGTTGAGTGCTGCGGTGATCAGGTAAGTAAAAATAATACCTGTAAAAATGATTTTAGGCATTGAGGATGTAATATCCTGAAATAGCCATTCAAAGTTTTGATTGTTGAAATTGTTTTTCATGTTTGTGATGTTTTAATTGTTAATGATGAACAAATATACAAAGTATATTTATAATTCAAAATAAAATAAAAAAAAAGTGGGAAATAAATTATCTCCCACTCGAATGCACAGAAAACTACTCCTCCCTAAAAATTTCTTCTCTTCGCTTGTACATCTCATCTGCTGGTACAATCGTTATTTCCTTTGCGCTTGTTTCTATTCGCAATTTTTTAAACTCCTCAATTGCTTCCTCAATGTTATTGCCAGCCACACTCACAGTGCCTTCTTTATATCTAATAACATATCTTTTTTCTTTCACTTCCATGTTTATTTATTTAAATAGTTTTTTGATGCTACTGGTTCACTGCCTTGGTTTGAATATTTGGCATCTGCCTTGCTTGCATAATCGGTGTATGGCATTTCGCTAATGTCGTGATAACAAATTTGTGCAATCTTCATACCTGGATATATCTTAACTGGCTGGATGCAGGCTAATTCCAATGTCCAATGTCCTTTAAAATTCACATCGCCAAACCCAGCGGTTATGTGGACAAATAACCCCAATCTACCTAAACTTGATTTGCCTTGTATAATTGGCACATGGCGAAGTGTCTCCGTATATTCGACAGTTGAGGCAAGATAAAGAATGCCGGGTTGTAAAATCAATCCTTCATCTGGTATAATCATTGGAGCATAATGATTCTTTTTCCTGACATCAAGAATATGGTCAGTGTACATTAATAGCGTTTTTGACAAAGTTAAATCAACACTATTAGTACCAATATTTTCTTCTATCAATGGATCAATGACGATGTTTTTTAATGCAATTTCGTCAATGATAGTTTTGTCTGTCAGTATCATTTTTCTTCGTTTTTGTAAGTTTCGTTATAATATTGTTCTGGCTCATGCTTTAAAGCCCATCCATGATATAAATTTCCTTCTTCAAAAGCATCCTTTATCTGCTCTTTTTCTATTTTTAACGCTTCTTCACGAATATTATCCCATTCAGATATTGTGTGTTCTTCGGTATTCATTTTATTAAATAACCATTCAATTGCCGTTTGCTTACTCATTTTGTTATAATTAAAGGTGAAACGCATCTAAAGATAATATAAATTTATTTGTCAGCTTCAATTCATGCAGCATCTTCATGGCTATATACCTGGTCTCTGCCTGGGCATTTGCGTCAATGCGTAGCTTAAACATATTAATGTACGCGTAAAGGGATCCGGTCCAAATGAACGTTGTATTTAAGTTTAACGGTAGGATAGTACGCGCTTGTTCTTTTGATACACCAAGTTTAATCAATGCTTTATATGCTCTTTGAGCATGGTCAATCATTTGTTCTTCTATAAACTTTGCTTTCTCTGCGACATCAGTAAATAACATACCTTCACTGCCTTGCTTACTTGATTTGCTTTGTTTCCTCCATACATTAACTTTGCTGTATGTGTCGGAAAAATCAACATACCTACCTGATATACTATTTGCCGTTAAACCTATCTGGTGTTTAAACAACTGCCGCTCACCGTAAATGGGGCAAGTTATCCGGTATTGTATTTGCGGATGTCTGAAAGGCGATGTGTGACCGTGCGATGCAAGGTAATTAATCAATGACTTGTTTTCGCCACTTGTGTAATTAATTGCATCCTTGCCGTAGCTTACTCTGGCAGCATTTACAACCATTTCATCGTTTCCAAATATTTCTAATAGTTCTACTTTCATTTTATCACCTTGTTGACGTCAACGATGTGTTTTAAAAATGCGCAAGGACTGGACTCGATACCAGCATAAACCATAATAGTTGGTGTGATTTATTTTATCTTCTTAAATAAGGTGTTTAGCCACTAACCAACATTGCCGAATCCTCTCTTTTAAGTCGATGCGTCTACCTTCCGCCACCTTGCTAAATTTGCCTGTCTTTCCAGGCTGCCAATTCATCCTCTGTCGCAATCAGGTGTAAAGAAATGTTTAACTAAATCGGAAATATTGTTCACCTGAATCCGAGGTCTGCAAATGTCTTATGTAGTCATGTGTCCTACTAATATTCTTTCTTGCCTAAAGCTACTTAACAATGTCCGGTAATTGTCGCTGGTTATAAGTAACAATTGCTTAACCGCTCTGCATTGCTCAAAAATGGCAGTTGCTTTAGGATACTTTCCTTTAACGTAATAGTCTGTTAAAGTGGAGGAGTGCTTTATTCTTTTGTACTCCTCCTCTGACATATCACGGATGCACATCATTAATAGCTGGCTATATATACTTTCATTCATGCCAGAGATAACAGTGTAGCGAGAATAGTAAGCGGATAACTGGCGAAGATACTCGTCACATTCATCCAAGTGTTCAGCAGATGGAGCGGTGCTAATCCATGCGTTTACTTCATCGCAAAAATTTTTAATCTCCATCATTTGAGCGTTATACTCTTTCACTTAATATCCTTTACCGTTAGCAATGTAATTGTCTTAGTTTCTTCTGTCGCTACTCCATAAAGTATTTCCTGCTTCTTCTGTGCTGCCAGTTGCTCCTCTCTTTCTTGTAGTTCTTGGCTATAAATATATGACTTTCGTTGATAGGTAGAATAGCTTAATATTTTATCTTCAACTTGTGTCATATATCTCTCATTCTGCAACTGCTGCTCTATTTGCTTTCGTAAATTATCTCTTTTTATTGTCCAATCTTTAATTAACATATCCCAATCTATATATTTTTTCATTAAAGATTTTAACTCTTGGTCACAATGCAATTCATAAGCTTCCGCTATCTGTTCAGCTGCTCTTTTTATTCGTATTTCAACTTTAGCAAGGTCTTGCATCGTAAATGTGTGCTGGTAGGTTTCATGTACATCTGTCCAAAGCATTTCTTTACCTTTTAATCTCGTTTTGTAGTAATCAATAAAACAAGTTGGTATAATGCCATATTGCATAAAAATAACGTAGCTATAGGCTTGCATTTGTAAGCTATTTTCTAATCTATCTTGTGTCCAGGCTGCAGTGCCAGTTTTAAAATCGCGGATAATCTCAAAGTTATCTGAGGCATTATCTATATATCCAATAAATGTAAAATCCTCAAAATTATGCAATAATTTATGCTCAACACGAGGATATATTTTTATATTTTCTAAAAAGTTAGGCGGAAAATTAAATTCTCTTTGCTCACCTTTTACATAGTCCTCAATGTCACTGGCAAATTGCTTGCCAAACTCCATCATAGGCGATGGATCATCCGGTATATTTAGGAAATACCTTTTCATGTAGTCAGAGGGATCATTCTCCCAGAGATTAATTTGAGAGATAGAGATGTGTGGTCGTGGTAGTTTAAACATTTTCTTCTGTTGTGTATGGTGTTTCAATAAATTTCTTTACCTCATAATTAATGTAATCCAATGCTGATTTAATTTCTTCTTCTTTATTTATATTGTTAGCCTCTATTTTATCTTTTTGAGATGTAATAGTATATACTAATAAAGCTAATCTTGCACTCCCTTTAAATTGCCAACTATTAATTTGGTCTTGTTCATGGTCATAAAATACAACATTGAACGGTGTTTTATTATCTAAAGACATTTTATTTTGTTTTAAAGTTTTTAAAAAAGAGGCAGCGCAGGTACTGCCTCGTATAGAGTCATTCATCTCAATTTTTGAAACACTTGTATAAAGATAGTGCTTGTCGCGGCAGTTGCATTCTCATGCGGGATTCCAGCTTCACTCATCTTATTGTAAATATCAATGTATGCCTGTGAGTAAATGGCAGACATCTCAAAGACCATTGCAGCCAAGTCTGGCTTTTCAGATACATCTATGTTTTGTACTTGTTTTGCTGCTTGCTGCATTTCCTCCTCAACTACTTTGTATTTGCCTTTGTCGTCTACAAGTTGTATGTTCTGCCCAGACTTATATCTCTCAATAACATCGCCAGGCTTTCCGTACACTCGCACTTGGCTGCCATCCTCCAATGTTACAAGGATATTTATGCTTGGTCCATATTGTCCTTCTCTGGGCGCACCTGATCCGTATTTTACAACTCCTTTAACGATTTTCATAATAGTCCTCTTTTTGGCAGTCAATAATTTCTTGGTTGTACCTATCCCATACATCTGTAAGCTGCTCCGCTATCCATGGCACATCCAGTGCCTCGTTCATGATTTCGTTAAATAAAACTTGCTGGGCATCGTCCAGTAATTCGTAGCGAAAGATTTTGTTAATGGCTTTGTCAACATCTTCCTCTGTTGTGCCTTTGATTTGATAGTCATCCATTAAGTAGGATGCAAATCTTTTACTAATGTCGTTCATGTTTGCTTTTTAAAGTGATTAATTAATTTGCTTTTTTTACCCACTCGTATCTTACTTCTTCTTTTAACCAAGAATATCTGTGAGCAGTATTACCCTTTTTTGTAGTCACTTCACCTAAAAATATTGGCTCTGACAAAGTAGTATATGGCTTTTTGCCTACTTCAAAATTTGATTCCATTACCTGGTCAGTTAATGTTCTAATTTCTACCTGTTCGTAGTTGCTTGGATTAATTTTTCTGTCAACTAATGTTATTAATTGGTCAATATTAAATCTTACTAAATCAATCATTATTTCAGTATCTTGTCTACCTCTGTTAGTAGCATAATGATCGCTTATTCTAATTTTACAAATGTCAACTATATAATTAATAGGGCAAATTTTCTTTACTAAAATATATCCACTGTTACCAAAATCAGTAGATGAAAGTGTATTTGTAGTGTAATATCCTTCTGGTAAAAGGTTATTGATAGCTTGTAATGCTACTTCTACTTTCTGCTCGATTAATTCTAAAGTTGTCATAATGTTGTGTTTTTAAAGGTGAAATATTGTTTGTTTGTTTCGTTATGTAAATATACAAAGTATAATTATAATATACAAACATAAAGTAAAAATAATTTAAAATATTTTCATTTTTTTATCACTTTCCTCCACACTGCCAACTTCTGCGCAATTACAACTGCCCTTTTCGTGTTGCCTTGTTCTATTTTTTTGGCATGGCTTCTTATAGTCATCAGGTCCATTGACTCTGGCGGCTCTTTGAGTGCGATGGCCTGGGCTTCTTCCCATAACGCTCTTTTCTCCCCTTCCTCATAAGTTATCATGTCAAATTTAAGGCACATATCATACCAGTATAACGGCACATCTTCCCATGTCTTCCCGGCAAACTCCTTGATCATTGTTGGAAATTCTGCGTATAGTTTCTCTCTTTCCGCTTTTCCTCTTTCTTCCATCTGTGCCTGGAGGCGGAGTGCTGCAACTTCGTTATCATGGCTGGCAATAATTCTTCTCCTATACACCATATATCCGTTTAGTATTTTTCCAATCGTGTGCATATTAGCTTTGCCATAAAATTTAATATCTTCATCAAGTTCCAGGCTTTCAGCAGAGAAAAGTCTAAAGGCTATTTCAATTTCATTGGCTGCTATCTGCCCAAAAGTTTTAACAATCTCTTTGGCTATGTTGGCATAAAAGGATATGTCTCCATCAATGCCGTACATGGGAAAGACAGAGCTAATCACGCTTAATGTTTGCTTATACGCATCCTTCTGCTCCATGTTAGCAATTCGATTGGACCGAGCAGATATAATTGCCTGTTCATATGAGTTGCGCGGTTGGTATTGTGTAAGGTTACTCATTGATAAATGATTTTTTCTTTTTGTATGATACAATTTTTTGATAATACGCATTCTTCTCCTCCTGGCTCATAGCGTGGTATTTTTGGCGCAGGCGGTGGTTCTCGCGTTCCCGAATCTTTTTGTAGGTGTATTCATTCATGGTTGCGCGGTATTTTTTCATATACTCCTTCATGTACGCATTGCGGTCTTGTTTATTATTCATAGCTTTCTATTTCGTGTTCAACTTCTTCCCAATAGTAATATTCATCTTGGCTACCAGGTACGTCAATGTTCCACTTTTCCTTTAGCACCTCCCTTGCTGCAAACAGAGCGCAGTGCCTTGCCAGGATAGATACAAGGATCTCCTGTCCAAGTTCTCCGCC